AATCGTGCGCGCTTCCTGAACCACGGCGGCTCGCTTCTCAGCGCCAGACAACTCCGTAGAGTCCATCCGATTCACCAGTCCTTTGATTCGCTCGTAATTCAACGAACCAATGATCGCTTTGAGAATCGTTTGCAGGGCAGAAAAAAGGAGCGCGTTCATCGTGTTCTCCACGGAGATTTTTTTAACTTACACTTCCGGCGAGGTCGGAGCCACTTCCAACTGCACATAGCCGAGTTGATTCATTTCACTCAGAAAGGCAATGAGCTTTTTCTGAATTTCCAGAACTCCGATGTAGGGTACGTCTTCCCACGTCACCAATGAAGAGGAAAACGGCTTCTCGTCATCGGTAATGACTAAAGACAGCTTTACATCTAATCGCTTATCATTTCTCATCATCGACTCCTAAGCGAGCCGTTGCCGACTCGCTTAACACTCAATTATTCAACGGTCGGCTCAACAAACGGCTCCGAGACAACATCGGGCACGATGTCATCGAGCGCCTGCGTCTGCGTACGTAGAGCATCAATAGCGGAGACCGCCTCTTCCGGCAACTCGACATCGACCAGGGCATTTTCCAGAGCGTTAATCCGACTCAGGATTTCATTCTGGGCTTTGGTCAGTTGGGTAGAAACACCGGTAATGGCGGTAGTGAGTTCAGATAGTTTCATGAGAATTTCCTTTGCTGCTTTAGGATCGTAGTAAAAATTCACTGTGTGGATCATCATCACTCGTCTCCTTGATCCGATGTCCGTGAAAAAACCTCTCCATCAAAGAGAGGAAACCTGATATCAAAAGTGAAACTGCGCTCGATTCGCCCGTTGCGCCGTGATAAACAAGTCTTGGAAGGCTTGGTTATAAATGTCAGGGCAGAGGCTCAGATTATCCAGTTGGCACGGGCCTGCCCATCCCAACACGCTATAGCCATTGTCTAACACACTGGTTGCCAATGCAAAGAGTCCAAACTGCGTATACTGCACAGGATGGCAGTCAATAATGCACAGTTCCGTAGGCCCCACGGGAGCCGCCGATTCTGGCACACAGCCGCCCGGACCGAAACCTTGAGTACAATTCGCAAAAGCCGATGCCGAAATCGAGACCGCTGCCACGAACAACAACGAACGAATCAACATAGTATTCTCCGTAGTAGATTAACGAGTCAGATGCTTCACGGCCCACATCACGGCTTCTTCCGTCTTTGTTTGGGCGATTGAGAGTTCTCTGGATTGTCCAACATTCTCGATGAGGTTATGCAGTTCAAGCCCTTTATCCTTGATCGCCTGCATCGCCTGCTTTTCAGTATCAGACAAAACCCGATATTCATGACGCATCACGTTATTGATCACTCGGTCATCTCCGGTACTGGTCACAAAAGTAGTCATTAGCTTCTCCTACTGATCATCAGGTTACGGCGCAATGTGATATTGCGCCCGATTTGCGCGTTGCGCCGTGATGTACAAATCTTGAAAGGCTTGGTTGTAAATGTCAGGACACAAGCTCAGATTGTCCAATTGGCACGGCCCGGCCCAGCCTAAAACAGTGTAGCCATTCGCCAGCGTACTCGTTGCCAAGGCAAAGAGTCCAAACTGCGTATACTGCACAGGTTTGCAGTCAATAATGCACAGTTCTGCCGGGCCTAACAAAGCCGGAGATTCCGGCACACAACCGCCAGGGCCAAAACCTTGATTGCAATTCGCATTCGCGGCCATGGACACTAACAACGCACTCACTAAAATCAATAAACGCATGTCTATTCTCCAGAAGAATTAAAATTTTCGTTCGCAACTCAAACCGCAACTCTCAACGGTCGTTAAAACCGTGCCACGACTCATCACTCCCCCGCTCATCGCTTTCGGGTTGAGTGCGATGGCCGGGCGGCACGTCCAAGCGCAACCGGCGATCAGCAGGAGGCACCCGCTCAGGCTGATCCACAACAGAATCAGGCCGATCTTCGCCAGTTGACTCCGAGTGACCCTGTAATTCGATCTTGGGTAAATCCGTGGCACGGGTGCGTTCCTGCGGGTTGCGCGGCGGGCTATCGGGCAGTAATCCGAACATCCCAACAATGTTCAGCCCAACACCCAACCACCAATCAACGCGGCTGAACAGCGCATCGATATTCATTTGACCAGACCCCCAAATCGTCTGGTACAACACCGTACACCCGGTGATGATCATCGCAATGCCGCGCTTCGTCGAGGGTTCACGCAGGTTGATGTTCAAGCGCCCCCCCATTCCGTCCCGGTACGAATCGCATGAACGACGCGCGGCCCGCGTAACCGAACCTGCTTATACCAGCGCGATTTCATCAATTCATCCGCCGCTTTCTCCCAATCGCCGGACTTCGCCGCGTGAAGAAACCGGGTAAAATCGGCCAGGCGATAACCCAAATTGAACGTGAGGCCCAACATGGCTCGTTGCCGCACCTCATCCAACTCTCGCCAAGCCGGGTAGATGTTGTTCAACCGGCGTTGCGCGGTCTGGATATCCGCATCGAGCAATTCCATCGCAAAGGACTGAGAAATCGCCGTGAAGGACTCGCCGCGTTGAATCAGGTGTCCGACGCCAATGGTCAAATGCCCCAACGTGTCGCGATATGCGGTCAACCGCAGCCCCTCGTCGCGGATCAACTCCGAGCGCAACTTCTCAGCGTCATAGCCCATTACTTGCCATCATCCTGTTCGGCCTGACTCAGGTCTTCCGCTGATTCGGCCCGCTGTCTCCAGTAACGGAGAGCTTGTTCCGCCTGTCTCAGCACGTCTGCCGCGTCTTCCAGCAAGGCTCGCGCCGAAGGATCGCCCGCGCCGCTTTTCAAAAACATGGCGATGCGTGAACGCAAGAAGGGAATGCTGTCATACGCGCTCATCGGGAGTCCCCCATTCGGTTCTCATGGGCGCAATGTGCTTGGAAGGCTGATACTGCTCGCACAAGGCGGGGAACTCGGCTTGTTGCCATTCGCAGTAGAAAATATCGGGATCGTCTTCTCGAAAAGAAGCGCAGGTTTGACACGCCAAGGCATGGCTCTCGACGGTTTTTTGAAAAGTGCCTTTCATACCGATACCCACCGATAGGGGAATGCTGATTGTACATCACTCTCCTGCTGTTAGCAGGTCTATTTTTCCGGGTTGAGTGCGGCCCATGAAACAGGGAAATGGATCGCGCAAATCTCGGCAATCTGCACGGCAATCTCCCGTGTTTCCGATTGCGCATGACTATCGAGTCTCAGCCCGCAAACGCGGGCAAACGCGGCTAAACTGCCCGTCCAAATCCAAGTGGTCATCATCGACTGAGGCAGAATCATCCGGGCCTGTTCCGGGCAAATGCCGATACCCAACAAATGCCGATATTGATCCTGAGCCTCTAATAGCGCTTGCTCATAAAACATTCGCGCTACGCCTTGCTCCTTCATCGCATCACCACTGCCCTGCTTGACATTCTCAGCCCGCTCTCGCCATTCCGCTGGCGTATAGAATTCCGGTTCATGGTCAACATACCGGCGGCTGATTTCATTCCAAACCAGCCCGATTTGATGTTTCGCCAGTTGCCGGGCTACAAAGATCGGCGCTGATACGCGCAAGGAGATTTGCGCATGAGCGAAGGGCGTCCAATGCTTTTCTCTCGCCAAGTACCGCAACAATCGGGTATCGCTGTCCGGGTCGAATTCAGCATGGTGTTTGTCCATGCTGACTCGGGCCGCGTTCACAATCGCAAGGTCGCTACCGAGGTGATTAAGATATTCAACCATCATCGGACTGCTCCTCTACCCGCTGCGCACGGGCCAGCAGTTGCCAGGCGCGATACTGTGCGTTGCAATGCGTGCAAATCACCCGGTGGCCGGGCTTGGCGTCATCGGGGATGCGCACCGGCGTTTTGCAGTGCGTGCAGGGGGCGACACGCGGGCCAACGGGCGTCATGGGCGCTTCCTTTCCGCTGCACGGTAGGCATGGAGCGCATCGGCCAGCGCTTGGATGGTATCGGCATTGACCAGCGCCCGCTGACTGCCTTCGTCGGTTCCCGGCCAGAAACTCCAATCCAGATTTTCGGCGGCGTCGTACACCTCCCACAGCCGCTCTAATTCCTCCCCGGTTTCAGTACCGGATTCAACCGCTTCCGTACCCGCCGCTACAGCCTCAGAAAGCGCCCTTAACGGCGCGGACGGCACCGGGATAAGGCAACGGGCCACCACGTCCTCCACAGCGGCTAAAAACGCCGTTTTAGCGGTCATACGTCGCTGCTCCCAAAACCGCCGCCGTTCCGCTCGCTGGCGTCCAGTTCATCCACTTCCACGGGCGGGATGAGCGCGACCGGCTGAATCAGTAGTTGCGCGATCTTGTCGCCGACCCGAACGGTGTACTCCTCATTGCTGCTGTTGGTCAGCAGCACCTTGATCGGCCCGCGATACCCGGCGTCGATCACGCCCGCATCGACGCTGATGCCGTGTTTCGCGGCCAGCCCGGAACGCGGCCAGATCAATCCGACATAGCCGGGCGGAATGGCGACCGCAAGGCCGGTGTTCACCAGGGCGCGATTCCCGGCCCGCACGATCCGGTATTCATCGGCATACAGGTCGAGTCCGGCGTCACCGGCATAGGCGCGGGTCGGGAGGACGGCAGTCTCAGTGAGGCGTTTGACGGGCAGGATCATTCGTGGGACTCCAGGGTGATCAGTTGGTCTAGGTAATGACGGGCTTTGAGTAAATCCGGCAACCCGCCTTTGCCGTCCGCACGGGCGTTGAAGCGAGCGACGTATTTGATGACGTTCCCCAGGAGGTAACCGGTGAACTGTTCCGGTGATAGCCAAAACCTCATGGCGTCCCAGGGCTGGATACCCATGTTCAGGTAGTGGTCGCCGCCCTCTTGGCGGTCACGTGGCGTTGTGTAGAGCGGTACGGTTTCAGTCATGAGTCATTTCCGGGATAGGGAGTTGGTATTCAGCGATCAAATCAGATTCGGTAGCGCGGCCTTCAATCAGCGCCTCCACGCACAGGGCGACGTGGTACGGCCAATCATCGGCCTGCCAGTGGTTGCGCAGCGCCGCGCCCTTGAGTGCCGCCTTTAGGTCTGGCTTCCAGGAAGAGAAGATTTCACGGGCGTGGTGCGGGGTCATTCAGGACACCACTCATCAGCGATGTCCTGGGCGCGGCGAATAGCGGCAATGTCAGTTTGCGGGTTTGCGGGGTTTGCGGGTTCGCTTTTTACCCTATACTCCCTATCTGGCATTTCCCCTGTAGGGTACATTTGTAACCCATTTGTAGAAATGCCACTTCCCCCACTAATAGGGGGAACAATCCCCGCAATCCCCGCAATCCCCGCAGAATGAGAAGTAGAAGAAGCAGAGACCACTCTCCAGAGAGCGATCTTCTTATGCTCATCTTCACCACGAACAATCTTTAACCCACTGGAAACGCGACCTTTATACTTCGTAAGCCAGCGCCCAAGCCGCTTGGGGTCGACTTTGTCGGGATCGCGGCGCTGTCCGGCGATTTCCAGCAGTGACAGTAACAAATCATCCGTGGCAATCGCGCACACTTCGTTGGTTGTCACAACTCTGTCGCCAATTTGCCCATGCCAAAGCGGCAAAACGGCATGGAGCGAAGAGAGAACCGGGTCATCTTCTTCCAACGATGCGCGCGATAGGCACGGGTCAGCTTCGCCCAGCCACACCAGCGCCGATCTCACCAAGCCGCTCCATTCTTCAAAGCTGCCATAGGGCGCTATCGGCTGTTTCGGCTTCCCCGCCACGATATAGGCCCGTAGCACGGTCAATGCCGCCGCCAGCAAGCGCGGGCGATTCGCGGGAACCCAATCATTCAAATTCCGGGTAAACGTGCGGGAATCCGGGCGCTCACAGCCGGGGTCAATCCGACAAATCAGCACCCGCCGGGTCATATCGCCTACAAATTGCAGGTTATTTCCCGTGGCGAAAACGGTTAAGTTACAAGGCATTTCCGGCGATTCGGATTTACCCAAAATGCGCGGGTTGCACGTCGGTTCTGTCAACATCGAGTTCAGCAGTTGCCCGCCCACCGGGCGCTCGATGTTATCCAAATTCATCATGGACACCCCGGCCAGGAGCAGGCTACCGAGGCGTTTTTCATCCTCCGCCTCATCCTTGCCTTGGCTCAATAGCGGGGCCGGTCGGCCCGTGGCAATCAATGCCGCAACCTTGACGAGCAAGCCTTTCCCGCTGCCCATCACGGGCGCATCGAAGGCAAACAGCGGTGCCGTCCGCAATGATCGCCGGACAATGGCAGTCAACAGCGCCGCCAGTGCAATAGCGAGGCCTATTGCCGGATCAGCAAACAAAAACTCGCTGTACGGCTCTTTCAAGATCGCCAGCGCGGCTAGTGCATCGGCCCGCGTGGGAGATTCCGGGATACTCAGCGCCGGTCCGGTGTAGTCGATATACAGCCCGCTGTCCGGGTCATAGCCGGATTGACTGAGTAGTGTTCCATCCTGGCGCAACGTCGGGCATTCGATAATTCCGGCCAGCACCGGAGTACGCCACTGGCCGGTTTTGGACAGATAGGTGGTCGCATATTGTTGTGGCGGATCAATGGGCTTCCAGGATTGTTCCCGTTCCTGCCAGCGCTTCCATTGCGCCACGAGTGCAAACCGTTCCGTGAGCCACGGTGCGGTAATTTCACACAGCCGCAACGCGCCCAGCGGTAGCCCCTCCCGGTTATCCGCGCCGACCTGGAAATCATGCCGGACCACACGCACCAAATCCCCTGATCGCTGGTAAACGCCGCCGCCGAAGATCAGCTCGGACTCGGCTTGCCGGACGATCTTCACCAAATCCCCGGCCCGCACTTCGATGAGCGCGATCTTTGACAGAGCCGTCTCAATCTGCTCCTTGAGCCGTTCAATCCCC